GAGGGGTTGGTGATACTCAAGCTACTAAAGGGCATCCGTTAGTTCTAGGTGATGAAGATGATTTATGGAAGAGTACTTTGTGTGATATTTTAGATGCAATGTTAACAACCTTACAATCAGAAATACATCCAACACCAGTTGGACCATCAGGACCACCAATACAAGCACCTCAGTACGCAGGACAGCAAGCTGATATAGCAACATTAAAAAGTACATTAGCAGTTGGTTACAGTGATACTGTATGGGTGCAAAGAAACGGATAATATAGAGTAACTTATGCCAGCAAATTGGGGATCCTTTACATCAGCAATGAACTCATGGTTTTGTGGAGACGCAGAAGGAGGTGAGGAGACTACTAACGGTAGTAAGACTGCTAAGAAGATAGCTGACGAGTATGCAAATGCGATAAGTCTATCCGCAGGACCTTTAATGAATATGTATAATACAGGATTAAATAAATCTTTAATAGAGACCGGATTTAATACTTCATTTAATTCACAAATGGCAGCAGCAGGCATACCACCAGAAGGTATTGATATGCAAATAGCTGTATGGATACCAGCAGCAACTGGTGTTGTTAGTTCCTGGACGACTGCAACGTTTCAAGCAATGCCAGCAACAGGTCATGGAGCTGCAATATTACCATTAACAGGTGGTCCAACAGATCACAAATTAGTAGAACCTGGTATGGCAGGTTTGATGCCATTAGCTGCAGCTATATATGATGCATTCCATACAGAAGATTGTTCATTAGTGGGGGGAGAACTAGCTGGAGGCTTTGCTGATCACATGAGTATGATAAGTGGAGTGTACCTTGGACTTTTACCACCTGTTCCACCAGCCCCATCTTTACCACAACCACCTGTACCGTGGTTCGGAGTTACTTAGATAATTTACCCCATAAATTGGGATAAGTTATATTTATATATGATAAACTATACATGAGGAGAAAATATGTCAACCAATAAATTAGCACAAGTTATACGAAAAATTGTTCGTGAAGAGGTTCGCAAAGAAGTTCGACACCTTTTAAACGAGCAATCAAAACCAAAGGTTACAAGCAATAACCCTAATACAGGATTAAAGCATGCACTAGGATTAAATACTAGCAGTCAAAGGCGAGTTAAAAAGCCTAAGGCTGTAAAACAGTACACTAAAAATAAGATGCTTAATGATATATTAAACGAGACTGCAAATCACATATCTACAGGTAATGCTGACAGGTTAAGTGGAGATGTATCAGAATATCCATCAATGGGAGGTGGATCCCACACATCAGGTAACGCTCAAGCATTTGGTGTAAACTCATTAGCAGCTAAAATGGGGTATGGTGATGTGAATCAAGGAGCTCCGTCATTGCAAGAAATGGTACCTTCAACTGATACTCGTGGAATGATGAGTAAAGGTGTTGCAGCTGATAGTGCAGTAGCAAAAGCACTAACCCGTGATTATAGCGAATTAGTTAAAACATTTAAAAAGTAAATTATGGATAACTCGTTTACAAATAGAGATGATATAGCAATAGGTATTCAGATACCTTTCGGTTCAGGGCAGTCTAATTTTAAATTAAATTATACTACCCTTGATCAAGCACGTTCCAATATCATAAACCTTCTATTAACTCATAAGGGTGAACGGTTTATGCAACCAGAATTTGGAACTAATTTAAGACGATTTATATTTAAACCGAATACTAGAACTCTTGAATCTGCTATTAAAACGGAACTAACCTCAACAATAAGCTTTTGGTTACCATACGTTAACTTAGATGATATTCAAGTAACAAGATCAGTACAACAAATAGAAGACTATACAATCGCTGTATCATTAACATTTTCAGTCTCCAGCGATATAACCGAATTTAAAACTGTAACATTTGGATTTGATTCAAGTGGAGGTGTATCAGTTAGAGGATAATTATGGCAACATTAAACGAAAAAATATCTAAAGATATAAAATATGTTGGAAAGGACTTTCCAACTATACGAAGGAATTTATTAAATTTTGCAAAAACGTATTATCCGACCACGTTTAACGATTTTAATGAAGCATCACCTGGAATGATGTTCATGGAGACTACCGCATATGTAGGTGATTTATTAAGTTTTTATTTAGATAAGCAGTTTAAAGAATCACTATTACCGTATGCAACTGAACGTAAAAATGTAAATGCATTAGCTCAGTCATTAGGTTACAAACCAAAACAAGCTATAGCCGCACAAGTAGAGCTTGAGATATATCAGACTATACCTGCAATCGGTATTGGAGATAAAAATAAACCAGATTGGAGGTACGCACTAGCTATAGGTGGTGGTATGAGAGTGAAGGGTGGTAAAGGTACATTCAGAACTAACTTACCAGTAGATTTTAGAATATCAGGATCAGGTAATGATACAGAAATCTCTATATTTACTACAGACGATACTACTGGTGAACCAACATATTATCTACTAAAAAAATCAGCATTATTTGAATCAGGAAAAACTGTTACTCAGACATTCTCAGTAGCATCAGCACAAGCGTACAGAACCTTAACATTAGGACGTAAAAATATACTTGAAGTAATTAGTTGTATAGACTCAGAAGGTAATGAATGGAGTGAGGTACCTTTCCTAGCTCAAGATACAGTATTTAAAGACATAGAGAATAATCAATATAATGATCCTGAATTAACTGATTATAACACACAAACACCATATCTATTAAAATTGAGAAAAACATCTAAACGGTTTATTACTCGAGTAAGGGATGATGGTAAGACAATATTAGAATTTGGACCTGGTACATCAACTAAACCAGATGAAGAGATAATTCCAAATCCAATTAATGCTGGATCAACATTACCTTCAGCATCCCCTAAAGCTAATACCTTTATAGATCCTTCAAACTTTATGTATACTAAAGCATACGGTGAAGCTCCTGCTAATACAACTTTAACGGTAGAGTATACAATTGGATTAGGTATTGGTGATAATGTAGATTCAAATGAAATAAATGAATTAGATAATATAAAGTTTATAACTGATGGAACAGGTTTAGATAGAACCTTATTTCAGAGCACTAAAGGATCAGTAGCTGCTACTAACCCAGCTCCAGCTCAAGGAGGTAGAGGTTCTGAGACTATTAACGAAACTAGGGAGAATGCTTTAGCTTTCTTTAACGCACAAGGTAGGGTAGTTAGTAAGAATGATTATATGATACGAACCTTAACTATGCCATCACAATATGGATCAATAGCAAAGGTATTTGTAGTACAAGATGAAGCATTAAACACATCAACTACTAATAACCGTATACGGAATCCATTTGCAATTAGCTTATACACTTTATCATATAACTCAGATAAAGAGCTTGTAAATACTAACCCTGCAACTAAACAGAATATTATAAGCTACCTAACACCTTACAGGTTGTTAACTGACTCAATCACGCTTAAAAATGCATTCGTTATTAATATAGGATTAGATTTTGAGATAATAACTTTACCAGGGTTTAATAGTAACGAGGTATTGTTAAAAGCGATAGGTGCAATTAAGAACTTGTTACATATTGAAAAAATGCAGATTAATCAACCTATAATCTTTGCAGACATATACAGTAATCTAGCATCAGTTATGGGTATACAGAGTATAACGAAGTTAGAAGTATATAATTTATGGAATGATGATGATGGTTATTCTGGGAATATTTATGACATAAAACAAGCAACTAGAGATGGAGTTATATACCCATCACTTGATCCAAGTATATTTGAAATTAAGTTTCCTAATTCAAATATTAAAGGACGAGTAGCTGGAATATAGGAGTAAAATAATGATTAAATCAATATATGCAACATCAGATAATACTATCTATGAAAAAACTGGTAGTTTAAACGCCGGTCTAGACAGTCTATTAGAGTTGTCTAAAGTATCCTCATCAGCTGGAATCTTTACATCGAGAATGCTAATAAACTTTCAACTAGATTCAATTAGTGCATCTATAGCTGCAGGTGATATAACTAACCCATCTTTTTATATCAACTTGTATTCTACTAATGTTAAAGAAGCACCTCTAGAATACGCTTTAATAGCTCACCCACTATCACAATCATGGTCAAATGGAGTTGGTCGAATTTTAGAGCCAATAAGTCAAAACGGGTATATTAAAGATGGTTCATCATGGATCTACAGAGATAAGCAAGATGTTACAACGAAATATGTAGCAACTAAAGATACGCAATGGACATCTCAATCACTAGTTACTGGAACTGAGATTAAGTACTCAAGTGTAACTGGTGGTGGTACATGGTACTCGAATTATTATGGTACTCAATCATTTGAACAGGAAACATCAGATTTAAGAATGAATGTAACTCCAGTAATTAATTATATTTTATCAACTAAAGGTGCTAACGGTAAATATATTAATGACGGTATTATAATAATGCGATCAGGCTCTCAAGAAACTGATGCAAAATCATATGGTAATATCTCTTTCTTTTCTAGAGAAACTAATACAGTATATCAACCGAGACTTGAGGTAGTTTATGACGACTCTGAGTTTAACTCCTCTGGGTTAAATGAGCTAACTTCTGATCAAAGTGTATTATATGTTAAAAATTTAAAACATGAATACACTACTAAGGAACGTCCCAAGATTCGCGTTATAGGTAGAGACCGATATCCATCTAAGACTTTCTCTACTCAATCAAATTATAAAACTATAAATTTTTTACCAACCTCATCTTATTATGGCGTTAAAGATGCACTTACAGAAGAGTTTATACTTCCATATAGTAGTGTAGGAACAAAGCTAAGCTGTGATTCGGGAGGAAACTTTTTTAAATTAGATATGGATTCATTTATGCCTGAGCGTTATTATAAACTATCTTTTCAAGTAACACAGTCAGACGCATCAGTAGTTGTATATGACGAGAATTTTTATTTCAAAGTAGTAAGATAATATGGCAGCTAGTAATCTTAATATAACCCGAGCAAGAGAGATAGCATTAGGCTCTACCTCACCAATTCAGAAAGCTCAGCTTGCTGTTGGTAAGCCAGCATTATATACATCACCATATACTCCAACTCAACAACCAACTCCATCATATAGACCAACTCAAACTGAAACTCAAATTGTACGACCGAGTGAGTATGGTAAAACTGATAACAACGTTAGTGCATATATACCCCCTATTAAAGATGGTAGACCTAACCTTGAGTATGTTCAATCAATACCACCACCACCGTCGCCGCCAAGGCCCGGTAGTGAGGATACTAAATCTATTGTATCTGAAGAAGTAGATAAGATTATTGAGGAATCAAACGAACTTATTGATGAGAGAGAAACATATGTTGTACCAGGTCCTAAAGTGATACCAGATCAAGATATATTAGTAGCACCTCCTGCAATTACACCAACTGAACTTGTATTACAAGCTCAAGCTAACTGTCAAAAGACTGAAGTACTACCAGAAATAATTATAAATAATGAAATAATTGTAAATATAGCATCCCCCTCAGCTAGTATAGTAGACCCTATAAGGTACGAAGTACCAGTTATAACTTTTGGATGCATGGATCCAGACGCACTTAACTATAATCCTGATGCTACTGTAAATGATTTTACTTGTGAGTTTGAGCCAGGACCAGAAGAAGTAGAAGAAGAAGAAGAGGTAATAGTTGTACCTGAACCTGAATGGGATCCTCCAATGCCACCTGAGGTACCCTTCTTGAATTCACACGGTGAAACATTATATGTAGTAACTAAAGAGGATGTAAAGAATGGTAATATGGTTAAACTGCCTAGTGGTGTCAAGATAAAAGCTACTATGGCTTTAGTAAAGCATATAACACGTGAACAAATGCAATCCTCAGATATAGTTTTAACAGAAGAGTTAAAAGAAGTGTCCGTGAGAAAAAAAGCTCGTGAATTATTAGGAGGTGAATTACCTAATGATAATCCTACAGCCGGTACATCACAGATAGCAATATTTAATAATAATCTAGAAGTGCAGTCAAAAGAACTAAAACGAAATCCTAGAGGAATAATTTATATACAAGATGATATAGAGCCGGAATTAAAAATTAGTTTACGTAGTAGGGCGTTTCAACACGACCTGTACACACGTACAATAGACACTGGATTCACTAAACTACTCGGAAAATTGGAATAATATATGCCATCAAATTTTTATAATAACAATCTTGAAGTTGACTCCTCATTAGGACAAGTAACTGCTGAATACTATACAGCTGATGATCTTGATCGTATAAGTATTACATATGGTTATCTAGAAGATCCAGCATTTGGATTAAGTGATAAGGATAGGGTAGAGCTACATGTTTACGATATCAGCAATAACCACTTATTTTCTGATCATCAGATAGAAGGGTGGTCTATTGAATCTGATCTTGAACAAAAACCAGTTATAGTTTTAAATGTTCGTAACGATTTAAAGGCAATAGGATTTACTAAAGGTGTATATAGAATAGTTTACAACTTCCATAGAGATGTTGTAGGTAGAAATCTAGGGCCTAAGTTTGAAGTTAAAACAATAAGTTCTGATAGAAAGGAGGTAAGATTAGTACCATTAACTCCTGCAGATAGTGAAGCATTTGAATCAAACGAGTTAGATGATTTTTATAGTGACTTTCAGCAATTAATGCAATCATCTGGAGTATCTGGTCCATTTACTGGCCCTTCAATCTCTAATAATCAATTATGGACTCAACTGCACCTTAATCTAGGATATAACTTTTTACCACTAGTAGGTGCATGGGTAGTAAACGATATATTTCCACCAGATCCTCTATACCCAAATACTATACTACTAAAGTTCTATGATAAACTACCAGCATCAGTTAAACCAAAACTACGATGTTGGTTAACTGCAGAGGCATCTCAACCAGCTATTAATAAGTGCATGCTTGACGAACCGATAATTAATGATGGTAAAACTTTAGCTAGCCCTAACTTCGATTTATGTTTAGATAGTACACCTAGGGTACAGACAGCTCATAAAACACAAGCTGAAATATTAGGTAGTGAATCTGATTTAGCTAATGAATTAGTTAATGCATACTCCTCTAGTAGAGAAGGTGTAACACTTAATATTGATTACTCTATATTAGAAAACTATGTACATTTCAGCTCAGCGGAACAGCGATTAGATAATTTTATATATAAACTAAAGTTAATTAATGGATACGATACTAGAGCTAGGGATTTTGATTATAGTGAATTTTCATCTCAAGATGTTTATATATACGAGTATACAGGCTCGCATGGCTCGGTACATACTAAAAGATATCAAAGGCGTTGGGTTAATAAAAAACTTGATTTAATAAATAATTTTGATGACTGGGAAAAGTGGTTATACTTTGACAGTGGGTCACAGGAATCATATATAACAACTACTGGTTCGCGAGGAGGTGGTGAGTATGACTGGTCAAGATCAGCTATTACACCATTCCCTAAACTATCCGGATCATATAAAAATGATTTATGGACAGAGGATTATTTAGAATGGAATGTCGATCAATTATTTGACTGGGCAGTTCACAGTATATTTATACCAGGACCTAACTACGAATTACTACACCTAACATCATCTAAATCTGCTAACTGGTTATCTATAGCTAGAACAACAGCTAGTGCTTATGATAGACATAATCCAAATATTTTACGAAAAACTGTACCTGAATACTTAAGTGATGTAGGTAAGGATGCAAATGAAACATACCTACGATTTACAGATATGGTTGGTCAAGCCCATGATATACCGTGGACTTATACAAGAGCGTTTACAGATAAAGCAAGTAGACTTCATAATGAAAATTATAAAAATAACAGTGGAATGTCCGACGATATATTATATCACGTTGGTAAATCACAAGGTATTGAATTTGTTGATGGCGATCCAAATCAGCAGCTATGGGAATATAAACTAGGTAAAGATTCAGAAGGATTTGTTAAGCAAAATGCTCCTACTGCATCTATAAAGACTATGCCAGCTAAACAGCGAACAAGAGAAGTATGGAGACGTATATTAAACAACCTTCCGTTCTTACTCAAATCAAAAGGTACGCGAATGGGTATCCGTGGTTTAATAAACTGCTATGGAGTACCAGAGGAAGTATTACCAATATATGAGTACGGGTCAAGTAAGCAGAGTGATCAAACTACATTATATGAAGAACAACATTTTAAATATTGTTTAAATTTCCATAAAAGTCAATCAGTATCAACATACTGGGGCCCTCATCATAGAACTACACACGTTACTTCGAGTGCAATAACACCTAATGCTGTCGAGTTTAGAATGTTCCCTAATGCTAACACTCCTGCTTATAGTCAATCTCTGTGGCAAGTAGATAACAGAGCAGGTATACGATTACATAGGAGTTACAGTAGTGCAGTCAAGCTAAATGGACAACCAGAAGCATTTACAGAATACGGACACTTTAGTTTAATACTATCAAGCTCACAAGGGTATGTATCTGCATCAACTGGAAAAGCTAAAATTTTCCAAGAGAGTAATATTCGTAGAGCTGGAGATGGTTGGTGGACTGTCTTGCTTAATAGAGTACCTAATAACAAAAAGCAAACCCCGTATGGTGCATATCATAGTGCTAGTATGTTTAATTACACACTAACTGCAGTCAGAGCAGAGTACGGTACTGTAGATCAAGCTGTATCGTGTAGCTTTCAAGTAACTGGAGCTACTAACTACCACTCTGCATCAATGAATCAATCATATTCTGGTAGCCTAGAGTCAGGTAGACGAGCATATCTAGGAGGATTTGTAACTACTAGTGGTAATTATTATGGCTCACAAAATCATAAAATATTTGGAGATCCATTTAGCGGATCAATGCAGGAATTAAGATATTATGCAGCTGCTATATCCCATTCAGTTCTAGTAAGCCACACACTAGCACCAGAAATGTATTCATCTAATAACGCATTAAGTACTTATAGTGATTTATTATTAAGATTAAAATTAAGTGACAGGGTTAATCACTATAGTGGAAGTGTCCAATCACCTTCATCATCTCAACTTATACAGAATCTAGCTCCTGACCAACAATCATCAAGTTTAAATTTTGGTAATACTAATTTTGTAACGTATGGAACTGCTAACAATTATCCGTTGACTTTTCCGTATGGATATACTGAGGAGCGATACTATATAGATACTCCTGAACTAGGTCCAAACAGTTACACTAGTGATAAAATACGACGAGAAGAAAATAGATTAATACGTCAATTAAGCCCAATCGGTCGCGCTGAAAAGCCTAGTGGAGAGAAGTATGCTTTAGATAGCAATGAGTTAGGTATATACTTCTCACCTACAGATCAAGTTAATAAGGATATATTTAATCAAATAGGTGGAGTACAGCTAGATGATTATATTGGTGACGCACGAGACGCATTTAGAACTCAATACCCTGACTTAAATATTTTAAATAATTCTTATTGGAGAAAGTATACACAGGATAATAATAAAAATTTATATCTTGAACAGTTAAGGTTATATGATATGTCGTTATTTACTATGATAAAGCAATTCCTTCCTGCAAGAACAAATGCAGATTTAGGTGTAGTAATAGAGCCACACTTCATTGAACGGCCCAAAGTACTCCCACCAGGTAGAATGACTATTACTGGTGATACTAAACCTCAAAATATAGCTACTAATGCTGGTTCATTTAGAAGATTCAGTCAAATAATTACACCAGCAGCTACTACACAACCTCAACAATCTACACTTGGGTTTGTATTACAACCTCAAACATGGACTGCTACTATTGGTAAACCAAATAAACCACCGAAAGGTTCATCTACTCAATTTGGAGTAAAAGGAAAAATAAATGTATACCCTTTAAACTCAATTCTTAAAGGATTTAGTGCAAAGCTACAAAATTCAGCTATGGTTACATCATCCTCTCCTAATAAGCTAACTATAGACGGATTCTTAGGTGGACCATCTAAACCGCTAATTAGGTTATCAGATGAAACAGTTAAGTCAGTAGGTATTGGTATCGATAGAGTATTACAGAGAGGTGGAAGCGCTGTATTATCACATTTATTAGTTACTAGCTCTCGTATTCAGATAGAGGGGGTTATAGATATAGCTGCTAACATTTCTCAATCTAAATATAGTTATACAACTCTACCTAGCAGATCAGGTGGCTTTGTTGAAGAGACAGATGAATTTAAGCTTAAGTTTGAACCAACTACCTCGTTTGTAGGCTCTTCTAGAAAATCTGAATTTAGACAAACAACGAGGTATTTCTATAATGGTAATACATTAAGTGCATCATACGGAAAGCCTTATGAGACAGGTGGTAGTGTTAATACATTTGCATATAGTAAATCATTACACGAAGCAGAGGTAAACGATTTCAATCTAGATGGTATAGAAGGACTAAACAGAATGAAATTTAAAGGCTCAAAAATAAAAGGTTCAGGATTCAATATAGATAGTGCAGAGACACCTGACGGTGGACCTGTAGTATCATTTACATACGGTGATCCGAATCAACTAATAACCTCAGACCCTACTTATGGTGGGACTGTAGATATTTTATAGGAAATAGTATATTTTTATAAGTTAATCATATTTATTAAAGACACAACACACACAAGGGGAAAACAAACATGGGATATTTAGACAACACATCAATTACAGTAGACGCAATTTTGACTAAAAAAGGTCGAGAGATACTAGCAAAAGGCGCAGATGAATTTAAAATAACACAATTCGCATTAGCTGATGACGAGATAGATTACAGTTTATGGAATCCATCTCATGCGTTAGGAAGCAATTATTATGGAATAGCAATCGATAACATGCCGTTAATCGAAGCAATACCTGATGAAACACAGACAATGAAATATAAATTAGTAACGCTTCGAAAAAGCACTACACGTATACCTATTATTACAGTACCACAATCAACTGTAACTTTAGTAGCTGGTGGTGATGCAGTAGAAGTAAAACCAAACACATCAAACTTCGAAGGAGGTAATTCTACACTAGGGTACACAGCTATACTTTCAAATAGTGATGTTGCATTCTTAGAAGTGGGTAATCCAGTTAAAAGTTTATTAATGCAACAAGCAACTGTACCTACTTTTGTTGGAGATGATGAATCAGCACAATCAATAACAGCAGTTGGTTTCAGCTTTAGAATAGTAGCGAAGAATCAGCCAATAGAGAAAAAAGCTGCAACACTTACTATTATAGGTAACGAGACAGGTGGTAGAGCTACAGTAACTGTGACAGTTAATAAACAAGAGGTTGCAACATCTGGTGGTAATCTATAATTAATAGGGAATAAAAATGGCTAAAAAGACTAAAGCACAAATAGAAAAAGAAATCGTAGAAGTAGAAGCGATAAAAAATCAGTTACAGGAAGAAAAAAGACAAGCTGACGGTTTGCCATCAACTGCAGATTCTGCTAGAGGAGCTATTCTTCGTGAAGCTCAGAAAATGGCAAATCAAATAGTTAGAGAGCGAGATGCATTAGCTCAAAAAACTACAACAGGTAAAATATTCTCAAGATTTGATCCAGGAAACGATGTTATATCAAATAGAAAAGAAACAGTTACTTCAGGGTTATGGTCAAATAACTCAGGAGAGCTTAAATCATCGTTTACTTCTTCTAGACAAACTAGCTCAAACGCTGGTAGGTACTACTGGGATGTTTATAATAGCTCTTCTACTGCTATAGGATCAACTGTACAGTATGCAATAGCATACGGGCACAAGCATGGTAGTGGTAGTTTATTAACTAATCAAGATTATCCTACTAAGGCAATTTATACTCAATATAAAAATTTACTTCTAACACCAGGAGATACAACATTTACTTTTGATAATAGTTCTGATGAGAATCATATTGTAGTACTAAATATCCAACGATCTAGATTAAAAGAAAAATTAGATCCAGGTACTTGGGAGCTAGTATTAAGTGGTAGTGGTGGTCAAATGACTAAATTAATTGATGATAGCACAAGCTACTCAGCGAAGTTAGCAGATGGTAAGCGAGTTTATAACATAGTAAGTGGTACTGTAGCAAACGGTATTAAAACTTCTATGGGTGAAACTACAGGGAGTGGGTACGGACTTGTATATCCAGATTTAGGAGTAATTATATTAAATCCAGCTAGATTAGCTAATGTTGGGATAACCGCTTTAGGAACATTAACAGGATCAAATACTAACAATCACTGGAACTCTCAAATATATAAAGCTATATCTGGAGCAGCATCATACAATTCAGAGTTTGGATTTCAAGCGCGTAATGAAGAAGAAATAACATCTACTTTTTATTATATACGGGTAAAAAATGCAGACTATAACTTTAGTAATAACCCAACTTACACTACAGGTTCTTTAGGAGCTCTATACCATTCTACTATGATAAAAGATCCTAAAACTTATATAACAACTGTTGGGATGTATAATGATAAGCAAGAGTTATTAGCTACAGCTAAATTAAGTAAACCATTACTGAAATCCTTCGATAGAGAAGCATTAGTTAAAGTTAAACTTGATTTTTAATATCAATACATTGAAATAATACCTTATTATATAAACCCTTTATATTTATTATAGAGGGTTTTATATTATTATAACAATAAAGACAATATGTCAGTATTCAAAAAAATAGATTCTAACGATAGTTCTGTCACATCTTTTGACGTGCATAAGAAGTATACTGTAACACCAACTAACTATTCTGGTAGTAACGGACTTGGTGTACATATATTAGCGGCTACTATGAGATCAAGCAGTTTTGCAGATCCTATAAATGGTGGTACTAATATCGATGAAGAAGATACTAATCCTAACGGTACATATAAAACTATTATTTATGATAGTATTAATCACTTATATTATACTCGCGAGAATAATCCAGGTGAAACATTTGGCGGCAACTTACCAGAAAAACAGGATAGGTTCTTAGGTGAAAAAGCACACGTAATATCTATACCATCTCCACTATATGATTTAAAAATAAAAACCGGTTCAGTTCGTATACTAGATCACTATGTAGATTCATTTAAAATAACTAAGCATAAAGCGTTAAGCGGTAGTTCATCCTCACCAAGATACTCAGCGTCTATGCCTGAAGATGAGACGGTTTATGTATCAATTCCTTTGCTTGCAAATCAATACCGATTTATAGATTCTCAAAGTAAATTTGCTTGTAGTGAGTTAGGTACATCACTTAGCGATGCTAGACCGTCTGATATATCACAGGTGTATGTGGTAACTAAATCAGTTAATTGGAACGATATGTCTCAATCACTTGATGGAGCAAAAGTTGGTACTGGTAGTCTCCATATGAAGGTTACTGGTGTTGATTCAATTACAGATGGAAATGGAAACGTAACTCACCTTAATGCTGGAAATGGTATAATGGTACGTCAAGCTGGTGAATTTAAAGGTACTATGAATGATGATTGGTGGCAAGGAAACAGCACCAACTTTAAATCAGGTATGCCTGCTTACACGGTAACTATGTGGATTAAACCACCTGATTGGAATAAAATGCCTAATAGGACAACTGGAGCTAAAGGTAGAAGTACAATAATTACTCGTGATAGGAATTCATACTTCGAACTACAGATGATCTCTAGTTCATACGAAACTAACAATCCAAAAGGGTTAGTACCACTTCAAATGTTCTGGGGAGCTACTGGAAGTAATTGTACTACATCAGCATCACAAGAAGCTATATCAACCGGTCTATCTTTAGCTACAGGTTCATGGAACTTAGTAACTATACAACAAGAATTCTGGCCTGGTGATGCAGATATGGGAACTTCAGGCTCACATGGCCCTGGTGGTTCCGCTGATGGATCAGGAGGAGGTGAAGGATTACCTTCATGGGCTCACTCACCAGCTAAAACAACATTAAGAATATATCGACCCGACCCAGCTGCATCCCATTCATTTACTTATTCAAAATTTATTGGCTATGCAACTAAATCGTTACATGTATCAGGAACTGCAGGAGCTGGTAGTGGTATTCCAGTAAACGATGGTGGCTCTGAAAATCTTGATTTTCCTTGGTGGCACAATCAAACTGACTTCTGGGTTACTTCTAGTAATCAATATGCTAGAAATATGTATATAGGAGCATCTGGTTCTGTAGCAGCTGGAGCTGCAAATAATCAACCTACATCTCAAACTATATACGAAGCATTTACAGGCTCCATAGATGATATAAGATTTTATGAATCTGTATTAACTGATACTCAAGTAGCTTTATTATGGCAATATCCCTATATGGATTTACGAATGACTCCACCAGTTACTGCTTCGTTTGTTTTAAGAGATGATTCTTTTGGTAATATAATAGATACCGGTATTTTATCATCATCGTTTGTAACTCAAAGTAGATTAGTAGCTTATTACGGGTTTAATAATCAGTACCGTATATTAAATCAGACGAGTGGTTCACCTGACCTAAGTCAACATCAAGGTTTTGGAAAAGCTTATATTGAAGATGAGACAGAACATAAAAATACTGCAACATCAGATAAAGTTAAATTTGTACCAGGTATAGCAGTCACAGTACAGAGCGGTTCAGTTGAATCAGCTAACTCGTTAAACTTTTATCATACTGACGTACATTCTGGAATAGCAGCTAAGTTTTTTAATAGTGGTAGTATTCGGATACCTCATAAGGATCATTTAAACTTAAATAGTGAAGATGGTTGGGCGATTAGCTTTTGGGCTAATATACCTGAAGCTCAAATACCAGGAATAAATACTATTACTGGTTCAGACGCTTATTTAACAACTGGTGAAACTAACTACAATGGAATGAATAATGGGACTGGTAATGCAGGAGGTACCAGTAAGCCATGCGTACGTTATTATTCAGGCTCAATAGCAGGTAGGGATTATGTAACATTAATTACTAAAACTGGTCTTGGAACTAAGACTTCAGTCAATTCAGCAACTGGTGGTGTTATAGTTGAAGAAACGACTGATGATATGGAAAGAGCCTTTCCTTATAAGATTCAGTTAAAAAATACATCACTTGAACAGAATGGTAAACCTTTTGGGTTAGGAGGAGGTTGTAATAAAGGTTATGGAGCTCAACTAAACACTATCGTAGTGCGTAGGAGCGATGGTCAAGGACATTTATTATTAGAATCTAAAACCGCTCTAACACCATTAATAGACAATCATATAGTTGTAACTAAAAACGGAACAACTTTACAGATATGGATAAATGGAAAGTTAGATGCAGACATTCAAGATAAGTTAAACTGTACTGATAATACCTCTGATGTATTTCTAGGTGATGAAGGACAAGCTTGGGCGACTGGCTCTGATGTCGGTAAGAGTAAACCATATCCTAGGAAACCATATAGCGGATCTTTAGACGAGTTAAGATTTTATGATACCAAATTAGGTGAGAGTGAAGTACTATCTCTTTATAATAATAGCTTTACTAACGGAACAGCTTATCAGAAAAATGTAGTAGGAAATTTATTCTACGAGCAAGGTATAACTACTATTACAAGTACAGAGTATCCTAGATACTTCTCAGGATCACTACATACAGGTACTGCAGTAGTTGGTAACGCAGAGAAAGCTTTCTTTAGCGAAAACTTTAATTATATGTTTAGAAATACTAGACGACTTTACGAGCATAAATATAAATGTGCAACTAAAGCTTCTGATTTTAATTTACCCACAAATCCAACTTTACGTAAAATTACAAAAGATGGTTGTGAGAATATAATGTCAGAGCAAGAATTGCATGAAAATTATTTTCATCAAGCATTTACTCCATATGTTACAACCATTGGATTGTATGATGATTATGGTAGATTACTAGCTATAGGAAAATTAGCTAGACCTATTAAAAAGATGAAAAATATTGATACTACGTTTGTCGTTAGGTTTGACACTTAGAATACCTAATTATTATATAATAAGTTATGGCAAGAAAAATTTCAAAAGCGAGAGCAAATGCTATCAAGCATGGTTATAGGAGCGGATTCGAACACACCGTATCTAAAGAACTTACTGAAGCAAAAATTAAATTCGAATACGAAGTAACTGTAATCCCATATATAAAACCAGAAACTAATCATACATACACTATAGATTTTACTTTACCTAATGGTATTTTAGTAGAAACAAAAGGTAGGTGGGTATTAGAAGATCGTAAGAAGCATTTACTTATTAGAAAGCAACACCCTACATTAGATATCAGGTTAGTATTTCAAAACTCTAAAGGCAAAATACGTAAAGGTTCTAAAACTACATACGCAGATTTCTGCAATAAGAATAATATTACCTGGGCAGATAAGCAAATACCTACCTCATGGTATACTGAAAAAAACTAGGATAACGTTTGTAATCGGTAATATTTTTCGTATATTATTATATGCTTAAAAAACTTCAAACATTACTTGAGTCTTTACTTAGTAGAGGTAGAACATTACAAAATGATGAAGTAGCATTTAATTGTATATTTTGTCATCACTCAAAGAAAAAATTACAAGTTAATTTACGCACACAAATGTGGCAATGCTGGGTATGTGGGGTTAAGGGTAGAAGTATATACCACCTGTTTAAGAAGCTTAAAGCATCAGCAATACATTTCGAGAAACTTCAACAATTCACTGGGTATGCACCTATACAGCCTAAAAAGAAAGCATACGACGATTTAACACTCCCTGAGGAATTTAAAACCTTCCTGCAGGTCGAGAAAGGTAATCCTGAATTTCATAACGCTCTCGGTTATCTAAGAAAGCGTGGCTTGACTCGAGAAGATATATTAAGGTATAATATTGGTTACTGTGAGACAGGGCAATACAGTAAAATGGTTATAATACCAAGTTATGATGAAGATGGTATACTAAACTTCTTTACGGGTAGATCATATTATACTGATGCTACATTTAAACATAAGAATCCTAAAGTATCTAAAGATATTATAGGTTTTGGATTGTATATAGACTGGGAATATCCCATCACAGTAGTAGAGGGAGTATTTGACGCTCTTGCGGTAAAACGTAATGCAATACCTTTATTTGGTAAAATAGTGTTAGAGAAACTTAAAAAAGCAGTAGTACAAAATAATGTTAAACATATCAATATAGCATTAGATAAGGATGCAAGAGCAAAAGCTCTTCAAAGTTGTGAATACTTTATCAATAATGGTGTAACGGTTAATTTAATAGATTTAGATGAAGAGGATCCAAGTGACTTAGGATTTTCCGGAATTACAACAATAATACAGGAAAGTGTAGCATTAACATCATACGAGTTAATGGAGATGAAGATTAAGGAGAAGATGATTTGATTAAGATAGATGTAGGATTTAACAAAGTAGAGTGCATAGCACATATAGCTGATGTACATATAAGGAACTTGAGACGTCATGATGAGTATAAGCAAGTATTTATAAAACTCTATAAAGACTTGAGGGATAATCTACCAGAAAATTCCTTAATATATTTAGCAGGTGATATAGCTCACGCTAAAACAGAGATGAGCCCTGAGCTTATACAGATGACTAGTGATCTATTTACAGAGTTAAGTAATATAGCTCCTACTATTCTTATAGCCGGTAATCATGATTGTAACTTAAATAATAAGAGTAGGTTAGATGCATTATCACCTATTGTAGATTCTCTTAATTTAGATAACTTTTATTACCTTAAAGACAATGGTATATATGAGATAGCTGATTGTGCATTCAATGTAATGTCGGTATTTAACCAACCGGAAGATTATATACTATCTAAAGATATTAAAACCGAAAAAACTAAATTAGCTTTATACCACGGTTCAGTAGAGAGTGCAACTACCGATGTTGGGTTTAAACTTCCAGGTGAAGTTACAACTGATTTATTCAACGGATACGATATGGTGCTGTTAGGTGATATACATAAGCAACAATACCTTAACAAAGCTAAAACTATTGCGTACGCAGGTTCTCTGGTATGTCAGAATTGGGGTGAACATCCTACTAATCATGGATATATATTATGGGATGTAAAAAAACGTAAACCTGAATATAGGATTATTGAAAACGATTATGCTTATGTAACTTTAGAGATAGAGGAAGGCAAGATTGTAAATGAGATCCCGATGCCTAAATACCCGAGATTACGAATTAAGGTATGTAAGACAGAAGAATCTCAACTAAAGAAAATTCTTACTGAAGTACGTAAAACTTCTAAACTGAAAGATGTTGCTATTATTAGAACTGATAGATTATCATCTCAAAAGAGTGGAGATAGAAATTCTAAAGATGCTGGACTAGGTGATGTCAGAGACACTAACTATCAGAATAAATTAATTGTTGATTATTTAGAACGTAATTTTGTTTTAGAAGATGATACAATTAAAACTATAAAAAAAATTAATAAGGAATTAAATAGCATTATACCACAAGCAGAGATGTTTAGGAACTTAACCTGGAAACCTATGAAGTTTGAGTTTAGTAATATGTTTAGTTACGGTGAAGATAATTCAGTTAACTTCTCTAATATGAAAGGTGCTTATGGTTTATTTGCTCCTAATGCAGCTGGTAAGAGTGCTTTACTGGACGCTTTAACATACTGTCTATTTGATAAATGTAGTAGATCATCACAAGCAAGGGATGTTATGAATAGTGAGAAGACTACATTTCACTGTAAGTTACATTTTAAGATAGACGGACAAGATTATTTTATTGAGCGAAAGGGTAGTAAAGGACTAAAAGGTTGGAAGGAAGGAAAATACTCAGTAAAGGTTAATTTCTGGACATTAGATGAACAAGGTAGTGAGGTATCACTAAATGGAGAAGCTAGATATGATACTAATAAATTAATTAGTTCACATGTTGGACACTTTGAAGACTTTATCCTAACATCCTTATCGCTACAAAATAATAATACTGGTTTTATAGATAAGTCGCAGTCAGAGAGAAAGGACTTATTAGCACAATTCTTAGATATAAAAGTATTTGATGATCTATGGAGAGCAGCTAATGATGAAATAAAGGATGTAAGTGCATTATTAAAGGACTTTAAAAAGACTGACTTCACACAGCAATTAGCAGATGCAGAGACAGAGCTTGAGATAAAGCGTGAACGTAAGCAAGAGGTTAAAAAATCTTCTAGTTCATTAACAGGTAAGATAGATACCTTAGATAAACGTATTACAACACTTCAATCTAAAATAATAGAAATAGAGTCAGTTAACGAGGATCTTGATTCGATGAAAACTCAGCATGCACGTTATATTACTCAAGTAGAAGAAATAACTAACAGGTTACATTCTGATGAAGCTATTGCGATAGAGAATAAAGAGAAGATACGAAAAGCAAATACTATACTTGAGCAGTATAATATCTCTGAAGTTGAAGATATTTTCAAGATACTAACTAGTAATCGTGAAGTAGTTAAAGAGTTAAAGGCAGAGCGAGATCGTATCAAAGTCGACGTTAAGTATAAATTAGAAAAGCTAGAAGCTAGTAACAGTGCATTTGACCCTAGCTGTAATTTTTGTAAGGAACGTGAAAGTGCATCTATAAAGATACAAGAAGATACTAGAATTAGTCTAGAGCAGGATAAAATAAAAGCAGATACAGTAATTCAGAAGATAAATGAGTGTGAATGGTATATATCTAATAATATTGGTATTGAAGAAGATTATAGTAAAATTATTAAAGTAAATAATTTATTATCCACTATTGAGCGAGAGCGAAATGTAGGTAGGATCGCTTATTATAGAGCTAAAGAAAAGTGTGATGGTATTCAACAGAGTATAGCTAAGATTGAATCTGCTATGAAAAAGTATCATGAAAATAAAAAAGCTATTATTCATAATAATAAAACTAACGAGCAGATTAGTGAGTTGAGTGGAAAGAGTGATGAACTTGTTGATACTAAAGTTGGAATAGATGAGGAGTTTATGACACTTCATGGAGCTATTGAAGTTGCTTTTTCTACTAAAAATACTATAACTCAATCTATTAAAAAAGCTGAGGAACTAGAGCAGAAGTTTAAAGCTTATGAATACTATCTAGATGCTGTACAGAGAGACGGTGTCCCTTATGAACTAATTACAAAGGTAATACCTATCATTGAAGAAGAAGTTAACGATATACTAGCTCAAATAGTCGAGTTTAAAATTATGTTTGAATTAGATGGTAAGAGTATTAATACATATATAGTATATAGTGAAGATAAAACTTGGCCATTAGAGCTAACATCAGGTATGGAGAAGTTTATATCCTCTCTAGCTATCAGAACAGCCCTAGTTAATGTATCTAACTTACCCAGACCCAACTTTCTAGCTATCGATGAAGGGTTAGGTAACCTCGATTCAGAGAATCTTAATTCATTATTTATGTTATTCACCTTCTTAAAATCACAGTTCGACTTACTTATGATTATAAGTCACCTAGATTCTGTACGAGATGTCGTAGATAATTTAATTGATATTAAAAAAGTTGAAGGTTTCTCTAAAATTACCCATGAATAAATTTTCTTTATACTTATTTATATAAGGTAATAAAGTAGACGACGCATGGCACAAAATATAGTAAACACATATCCCTCTAATGGAGGTGGTAAGGAAATACGTAGATACACAGTAGCTATTCCTAAAAATTTGTTAGGAATGCAGATACCAATTAATGACTCTTCATCTTGGAGCCCATATTACTTTGGTGTTATACGAAAACCATCTAAATTAAAGTTAGGTGGTAATATCTTTGAATTCCTACCACATCCAAATCGGTTTGTTCCAAATACTCAGATATTGTTTGAAGCAGTTGATAGTCAAAGAAAACAACTTCCTTACGAAATATTGAAAAAGGGGCATGGAGGAGCTATCCGAATTTGTGTATGGGTAGATGATAAGACTCCAATAGGAAAAGCTTCTATTACATTAGTAGGGGAAGTAGCATACGATGATTGTGGCTGCCCGGTTACAGAAGAATGGGTAGATAAACCTAATGTACGTTGGTCTGATATTATACATGTTGATGATAATGATATATCAGATGTAATTGAATATGTAACTACACCGCACGCAACTATTGAAGAAG